ATATACGGCCCTCCGGGGACTGGAAAAACACACACGCTTCTCACCCTGGCGGAAGAGGAGATGGCAAGAGGGGTTCATCCGGACCGCATTGCGTTTGTAACTTTTACGAAGAAAGCGGCTAACGAGGCGAGGGACCGGGCAATGGAAAAATTCAATCTGGAAGAACAGCATCTTCCTTACTTCAGAACGCTGCATTCCCTAGCATTTCATGAACTAGGCCTATCCAAATCACAAGTCATGTCCAAGAAACATTACAAGGAATTTGCCAGTAAATTTGGGATGAATCTAGGATACATAAGTGAAGGACCTGTTGGCTCAGGAATCATAACAGTTGACAATGAACTTTTAACTGCTGTTAACCAAGCTAGGATGCGATGCCTTAGCCTACAGGAATATTATAATGAAAAAAACATGGCACATCACTGGCCACAACTTAAGTGGACCCATGAGGCGTTTGAGAAATATAAAAAAGAAAGGCATTTGATTGACTTTACTGACATGATTGAAAATTATAATGAAGGGGGAATGGTTCCTCCTCTCGACGTTATTTTTGTGGACGAAGCGCAAGATTTGTGCCGATTGCAATTAAACATGATTGATAAGCTAAAGGAAAATGTTCAAAAAATATATTATGGAGGGGACGATGATCAAGCCATTTACGGATTTGCCGGAGCCGATGCAAATCATTTCATTAACCTGAAAGGAAATAAAAAAGTTCTTAAGCAGTCCTATCGATGTCCAATTTCTGTTCAAAATTTATCGCAGGAAATTATAGACCGCGTGGAATATCGTCATCCAAAAGAATGGAAGGGAACAAATAAAAAAGGTTTGGTGCAATATCACACCGTCCCCGGAAGCGTCGACTTATCCGCAGAAGGAACGTGGCTTATAGAGGCTCGAACACAGTATCTACTTTCCCGTATGGAAACTGATCTTCGTTCTGAAGGAATAGTATACATGAGGAATGGAAAACTGCCTGTCTCTAAAAAATTATTAAACGCCGTTAACTGCTGGGGAAAACTAACTGAAGGGGATGAAATAGAACTGGAAGATGTCAAGGGTATTTATTCCTACATGTCAACCCAGATTGGAATAGAGCATGGTTACAAGCACTTAAAGACAGCTACCCAGGAGAGATATGGAATGGAAGAACTGGTAATGCGCCAAGGATTGATGGGAGAGGTGGCCGGACAACCATGGGATATCGCTTTCGATAAAGTTGGGAATGATGACAAGGATTTCATCCGCGCCATGCAGGCAAGGAACTATTCCCTTACGGATGAACCAAGAATACAACTGAGCACTATTCATGCGTCAAAGGGGGGAGAAGCCGATAATGTCATGCTCCTCACTGACTTATCAAGAAAAGCTCGGTTGGCGATGCACAGAGATCCGGACAATGAATGCCGAGTGTTCTATGTGGGGGTGACCAGAGCCAAGGAAGCACTGCATGTGGTGCAGCCACAGGACTATGGGGGATTCCATATATGAGCGCTCATAAAAAACAAATAGGAGGAGATCATTATAAAAGAATGGTAATCCAGCCTAGTCATTACATTGTCAAGAATAAACTTGGATGGTATGAGGGAAATATTGTCAAGTACATTACTAGACACAGCATCAAAGGAGGGAAGCAAGACGTGGAAAAAGTTATCCACTATGCCGAGCTACTTCTTGAAGATCGATACACTCCTAAGAAGTCTAGAGGTGAAATTATGGGAGAAATAACTAGAAAACACGTTAAAAAACTAGCAAAGGAGTCTAAATGAGAAGCCTATTTCCACCAGCAGTAGATTCAGAATGGGTTGCGCCTACTACCTTTCCTGACTTATCCACACATGATCGTGTGACAATCGATCTAGAGACGTGTGATACGGAGCTGATGAAGGCAGGTCCAGGATGGCCGACTAAAAGGGGTTATGTAATTGGAATTGCCATCGCAGCTGATGGTTTTGCAGGATATTATCCTATACAGCATGAAAATGGTAACATGGATGAAAAGAAAGTTATTGAATATACTAAGTCCATATGTGAAGACGGTTCAATTGAGAAAGTGTTTCATAATGCACAGTATGATATTGGATGGCTCACTACCTTAGGAATAGAAGTTAAAGGAAGAATACATGATACCATGGTTGCCACGGCTCTTATCAATGAGAACAGATTTACCTATACTTTGAATAGTATTGCAGGCGATTATCTAGGAGAATATAAAGATGAGCTTAAGTTAAAGGAAGCATCAGTAGCTTTCGGGGTAGATCCCAAGAGTGAAATGTACAAGTTACCCTCCCAGTTTGTAGGAGAATATGCAGAGGCAGACGCAAAACTTACGTTGAAACTACATGAAAAATTATCATCGGAAATTATCACAGACAGCCTGGAGACAGTCTATGACATGGAGTGCAGGCTAATTAATGTGATTCTTAGCATGACGAAACGAGGGGTGAGGGTGGACATTCCGAAATCGTTGCGCCTTATAGAACAATTCAAGAACAAGGAAAAGAAGCTAATAAAAAGAATAGATGAATTAACAGGACTTCACGTTGAAATTTGGTCAGCTGCTTCCATAGCCGCTGCCTTTGATTCCATGAATTTACCTTATGAGAGAACGGAAAAAACAGATTCCCCTTCTTTCACTAAACTGTTCCTGACAGATCACCCCCATGAGCTGCCACGCTTGATTACACAGGCACGAGAGCTTAATAAATTACAGGGAACATTTCTTCATGGAATGTTAAAATACCAGAAAGATGGGAGAATACATGCGCACATTAATCAAATACGCTCGGACAGCGGTGGCGCCATTAGTGGTCGTTTCAGTTATAATCACCCAAATTTACAGCAGGTCCCAAGCAGAGGACAATTCGCCAATAGCATTAGGAAACTTTTCATTCCTGAGATGGGGGAATATTGGCTTAAGGCGGACTATTCGCAGCAGGAGCCTAGGCTTTTAACTCATTTTGCGAGAACTGCAAAACAAGAAGGAGCAGAAGAAGTTCAAGAGGCATATAAAAAGGAAGACCTGGATTTTCATCAACAAACAGCTGACATGGCGGGCATAGACAGAAAACTGGCAAAAACAATAGGGCTTGGAGTTATTTACGGAATGGGGTATCATAAATTAGCAAGAGAACTTGATATGGATCCGCAGGAAGCAAAGAAAATGATGAATTCTTTTCATGAAAGAGTTCCTTTTATGAAAGGAATGCTGGAGTTTGTAATGAATAGAGCCAATGAAAGGGGAACTATCAGGACATTACTTGGAAGAAAATGCCGATTCGACCTGTGGGAACCAGTGACATGGGGAGCGCATAAAGCGCTACCTTTTAATCAAGCTAAAACAGAGTATGGTTTTCCTATTAAGAGAGCGTACACATATAAGGCTCTTAACCGCTTAATTCAAGGTTCAGCTGCGGATCAGACCAAGAAAGCGATGGTGGATATTTATGAACAATTAGGGATTGTTCCTCTCATCCAAGTTCATGATGAACTGGACTGTTCAGTCAAGAATGAAAAGGAAGTAAAGGACATAAAAGAGATCATGGAAAACTGCGTGGAACTTCATGTTCCGTCCAAGGTTGACACGGACATGGGTGAAAGCTGGGGTGGGTGATGAACTGGTTGTGCATAACATTACTGGTATGTGTTTCCTTTAATCCAGAAATGGATTATAAAAACAACGATGAATTCATTAAAGATGTCACAGCGTGTACCCTTCACTTAAATTCATTGGAAGATGAATGGGAGAGGGTTCCAGTTGATTTAGTCGTGGCGCAAGCTATTCACGAGTCCGAATGGGGCCGATCACGGTTTGCAACACTCGGTAACAATTTGATGGGGATTCGCACCTTTGACCCGACAGATGACCAAATGAAGCCCATTAATAAACCTGATGTGAGCTGGGGGCTCAGGATCTTTGAGACTAAGTGTGAATCCATATCCTACTATATCGAACTGCTGAATAATAGCCACCATTATAAGGACTTCAGGGAAGAGAGAATAAAGCAGTATATCAGCGACTTGGTCGACGTTGAAAAATTAGCGGCGACACTTGCAATTTACGCTGAAGACGTGTATTATACGCAAAAAATAATCCAAACAATTAAAGAACTGAAAAACTATGAATAATAGCAGAAAACCCGGGTACCGAGACCAAGGAAAGAAACGAAAAGATGGAGTGAAACATGGATTTGCAATCAATCAAGAACAAATGGAATTCGAAAGACGAAAGCTTTTGGAGGAGATGTCTACTAAAATCACTAAAAAGAGTCTTAATAACATGGCCGCTGTGGCTGCTACGAAGGAGCCGGAGTATCTTGACGAGGAAGGAAACAAAAGAGAACCAACAATGCGTGTCCTATCGCTCGGGGCAGGGGTTCAGTCTTCCTGTCTCGCACTCATGGC